AGCCGTTGCCGGAGCCGGAGCCGGAGCCGTTGCCGGAGCCTATGCTTTCCATACAGGCACGGATTTAATCGACTCCTGCGCCTTCTTGCTGCACGGCAGAACCTCGATGGCGATCAGATCAATCCACGGAACCTCCGTGGGGAACTTGCAGTCATTGGGACGTGATACGCCGTCAACGCTGAGTTGAGATAGTGACGCCGCGCCACTCCAGTACCAAAGACGTCTGGCATTTGATAAGCGTACCTCTACGCCTGCGATGGTGGACTTCTTACTTTCCAGGAATCCAGCGTGGACTCCTGCCGAATAGGTGCGGATGATTACATAGGGCTTCTTCTTTGCCATATAGATTGGGGTTAATTGGTTACTCTTCTACACTCACCGGCTCGCGGAAGAACTTGGGCCATGTGTCGGCCATGTACTGGCGGCAGGCGATGATCTTGTTGTACAGGGATTCGATGGCCAGCGCATCGTAGGGAATGACGATTTCATTCACCCGCTCTGATAGCGGGATGTCGTCATAGAGGCTCAACAGCTCGATCTGCTTGCAGGCTTTGATGTACTCCAAGTTGGCTTCCGGGTCGATTAATCCCATCTTCCAGGCGAGCCTGCGCTTTTCATCCTCGATCATCACGTCCGGGGTATTGACCAGGCAGTACGCAAGCCGGGCCTCCTTCTTGCCGGTCAGGGCCATGTAGCCCATCAGTTGCCAGTAGTATTTCTTATTCAGGTCGTCCTTGAAGGTGTTGGTGAAGGTGAAAATGTCCCAGTTGCTCTTGATGTCCAGGACAAAGTCACCCACGTGGTCGGGCGTTCCCTGGATGTAGTCGTTGGCGAAGTGCTGCTCGTTCTTGAAGAAGGGGATCTTCTTCACCCTGGAATACAGCGTGATGGAATCTTCCTCCACGGCCAGTCCCTTCTCGATGTAGCGGTTGGTCAGTTCCTTGCGGCGGTTGTACCTGGCATTGACGTACACCTCGGACAGGTAGGTCTTAGTGGTTTCGCTGAGTTCTTCGCTCTTGCTCCGGGGTTGCACCATGAGTACACCCAGCTGGGAGCAGCGGAAACGTATGCTATTTGCGTCCATTGGTCTTGGTTTTGAGTTGCTCCTTCTTGGTTGCAATGGCCTCCATCTGGTCGTAGTCCAGGTCTGCACCGCTTTCGATGGCCCCTAAGTCTTCGAGCGTCTGGGCGTCCTGGATCATCAGGGTGATGCGCTCGGCCTCTTTCGTCTTTTTGGATTCTTCCGGCTTCACCTCTTGCGCGGTGATATCAATAACCTCCTCAGCGGTTTGCATCCCCATCATAATCTCAGGGGCGTAAAGCCTACCAAAGAAAGCGGCAGCACGGTAGCGCATCATCAACTCCGGCATGGTCTTCCATTTGCTTCCGTTCTTGTCAAGCCATCCCTCAGCCTTGGCCATTTTCATAGTAACAAGTGGCCCCTCAATCTTTTCGTTGTTGTTACTCAGATCATAGGCCCAAGCGCGGCAGCCCATATTTTCACCTTCTCCAGAAATCTGGAAACGTAAGGGGCTGAATCTCCGGCAACTATTGAGGGCGGCAATGATGAACGAGCTGGACCATGACGGGCGGCCATGAACGATGTAAAGGTTTTGCATTACCATGAGCGGTGATGCACCTATTCGGGTTGCCATCTCCAGGGCAATCATGGTGTTTTGAATGTTGCCGCGGTACTGCTCAGGAATGAGGGATGAAGAAGAAAGCATCTTTGCCACTCGCTGGGCGTGGTCAAAGCCAGCAGAGGAAAATGCGCCATCAGATTGGATTAGTTCGGTGGATTGTTCGCTCATATTGATTTGGTTAAATGAAATCTGGTTTCTTCGTATACAAGGGAGGCGCATTCCGGGGAGGGATAACTACCAAGATCAACGTGTTTGCCATTTATCCTTATTCTGGCGCGAAATCGGTTTACATATCGTGAGTCATTAAGGCTCACGCCGATCGGTAGCGACCTGTTGTTCCTTTTGAATGTCGACGTGTTCTCTCTTTGCGTAACACATCGGAGATTAGCCACGCGGTTATCATTCTTGTCGCCGTTGATATGATCAACTACCTGCCCATGTTTTAGACCCAAAAAGGCAAGTGCAACCAATCGATGAATCATGTAGGTCTTAGGCTTACCGTTTGTGGAAAGCGCAACATTAGGGTATAGTCCTCCCCTGTTTCTTAAAACAGCCCCGCCTACTCTGCGGACTTGCCCATCGCTGGACACCTCATACTGGCCAATAGATGGCCTCCATTCAATTCGTGTTTCCATCACTGCCAGCAATAGATCGGTTGGCTTCCGTAGTAGTCCAGATACGTCCGCTCGAAAGCGTTGAGTGCTTCCTGTATGGTCTTGCCTGACCATTTCTCGGTTGAGTGTTGGTAGCTACACTCAAAGCCGGTGGGGGTTTGTGTGACGAAGAGGCGGATCATGATTGTATTGTTTCCAGTTCAACTTGCTGCTCGATGATCTCGCAAATGTTCGGCCCGAACGTATCGTCAACCGGGCGGAAGGAATGAGCGGAATACATCGCATGGGGGAATCCATCAATCAAATAAGCCCCATCGCTTTCTGCTTTGACTGAGTATATCTCCCCCTTGACGGGGTGGATGGTTGGAATTGCGCCCAATCCTTTGCGGGCGACCTTCCAGGAATCTTTCAGGCAGACTACTCTCATGCTCTTATGTTTGAATAGTTTTCCGGATAACTTCTGTCGAAACATGCGCCCGGATACCAGCCCCTTTCCTTCTCCCTGCGCTCGTTGGCTTCATGTTCGTCCTCGATCACGTCAATAGTATCCATGCACTGTTTGATAGTGCATTCATCGCAATGATCCAGTACCCTGTTTTCAGGGGTGTATATCGTGAACGGCTCAGAACCGTAAGGCTCGTCCGTGATGGTGTATCCACGATGGATGGCTAATACTGTCGGTTTCATGGTTTATAAATTATTGTGTAATGTTTTACTCTTTGAATAGTCTGAACATATCCGCAAATGATTTTGGCTGAATGATACTTACGCTTAGTTTCAGCAAGTAATTCTTTGGCGACTAATTCACTTTTTGTGGTTTCTCCAATTTGCCAGTTCGCGTATTTGTTGTCTTCCCAGTATGGATAATTATGGCCACGCCTTGCCTCTAGTCTTGCTCGGTATTGCATCATATCCCAATCGAGCCTTTGCTTATCGGTCATTTTCTGACGGTGACCCATTTAGTCCTCGCTTTCAGTATAGAAAACTATATCCTTGTTTGAGTAGCCCACTTCGTAACCCGCCGACTCAAGCTCTGACACTTTATTATCGGTATCTTCGACTTTAACCTCTGATACTATTACCATTCTGTCACCGTCAATAACAGCGACCATTCCTCTGTCATGGATTTGTTGAATTGGTGATTTCTTGGGTTTCATATTGCTTTGGTTTTAATGGCTTTGGTTTTTGTTGTGCGCTTGAATTATGAGTTAAAGGTAATACTTTAATCGGCAATGTCAATACTTGCATGCAAATATTTTTAGTGTTATTTTTGTCCTATGGCAAAGAAACGCAAAGCAGGAAGGCCCAAATTACCACAAACCCTCAAAAGGGTGCAAATTTCGGCCAAAGTTAAACCGGGTACATTGTCCGTTTTGGAAGAACATAAAGAGCAATTAGGTTCATTGGGACAGGCCATTGACCACGTAGTTGCCCAAACATACCGATAACCAAAGACAACGAGTGACACAAATGAAAGGCAAAATAAAATAGCCTTACCTTTGTGTCAATGGCTAGCGAACGATTGTCAGGAAAACCTTACATGCTCCTCTTGGCCTTGGTCCTAGGCTGTTCATCTTCCGCCCCCGAGCCCAAAGCCTGCTATACCTGCCACGTGACCTATTACATCCTGTCGGGAAGCAGCAACCAATACAGTAAGGTTGAATACGATGTAAAGAAGTGCGAGATGACCGAGTCGGAGGCGGCTGCCTACCAGAAGTCGCTGATCACCTCACACCCTACTTCAGACGGATCGGGTACTGCCTCGACAAGGGCGGTATGTGCCAAAGACCCGCCTTAAAGGGCTATGATTACAAAGATCAGCCCGACCACGGCCGTAGCTATGGTCAGTCGTTTTTGCTGTCGGAGTTCTTTCTTTAATTCCTGATTGACCGCCTGCGCATTGAGAATCCTTTCGGTCTGCACCTTGGCAAGTTCGTCCCGATAGGCAATTTGCTTTTGCTGCATGGAGATCACGCTGTCGGCTTTCACCTGTGCATTGGCACCAATGGTTACCTCTTTTTGAAGCTGCTGGCGCAAGGTGTCACAAGCGCGGCCCAACTGTACCTCATGAATCATCCTCCACACCTGCCAACGCGGAAGGGCTACCGGCTTGAGGCTATCGGATTGGATAAAGGGCATTTGCTGCGCTGTCGATTTGAGCGTCAGACAAACGAGGCACAGCAGTACGGCGCAGAGTTTCATATCGTATTTTGAGTTTTTCGGTGATGGCGGACTGCTCACGGACTTGCCTCTTGGCGACTTCCAAATCGGTAAGGGCCTGGATGGCGTGAAGGTCGGCCCGCTGCTGGAGGCTTTGTAGACTGTCGAGCCTGGCTTTCAATGCCTGCTCCCTTTGCTGGAATGTGGCCTCCCTTACCTTCTCGCCTCTGAGGTCGGTAAAGACGTACCAGAAAAAGACCACGATCAGGGCCGCGATGAGTAGTTCCCGGAAGTATTGCTTCATGCTTGTGGGGGTTGGTTGCTACGCTCTTCCATGGCTACGCTGGCAAAGAACTTGACCAGCTGGCCCAGTACGATGATGGCGATGGTCAGGGCAAGCGATACGGTGTAGTGTTCGCTTACGATGGTAATACCCGCGATGCCCGCCATGATGTCCTTTAGCCCGCCGGTGATCCTTTCAAGATTGGCCGGGGTTGGCTTGGTGTAGTTGCTCCAATGGAAGGTGACTTCTTTCTTTCCGATGGTCATAGTTAAATCATGCCTATTTGATACTCTCCAAAAGGAATGTATTTCTTAGTCGAACTCAGGAAAACCAATATCTGGCCCCTATTGTCTTTGTCTTTCAAACTGATATGCACCCATGAGGGAATACCTTTCTCGTCAGGGCTTTCGTAGATCAGTTGGTCAAAAGTCAAATACTCTTTAGCGAAGTTGAAAACGTCAAGGTTTGCAATATTATCTGGCGAATCCAGGTCAACCGCCTCGCCGGTCATGTGCTGAGAATTTTTAGCCCCGCCTATTCTTTTGTTCAGTTTCTCCGAACGGAAGAAAGACGAAACGAATATCATCGGAAATCGTGCTAAGATCGGCTCAATTACTTTACCTGATACCCGTTTCATGTTCTCTAATTGTACCTGATCGGGTGTATTGTCTATCCCCAGCCTTATGGCCGTGTCGCTCTTGGTGGCGGTAAGCAATGAAACTCTTTCGCTCAGATTCATTTAGCGCGGTGCAGTTCGTAGATCAAGTCCAACTTGGTGCGGATTTCGTTCACTATCTCCTTGTTGTTGGTATAGCGTTCATCCGTTGAGGCTTTATAGTTCTTCAATTCGCTGATGTCGCGGGTGTGGTCATCCAAAACCTTCTTTATATCGGAAAGATTGCTTTTGAGTATGCCAATTAGCACCACGAGCAAAAAGGAGATAACCCCGCCCAGTAGCCATACCTGTAGTTGAAGAACCTCGTTTGTCATTTTACACTCTTGATGTAGTTTATAAGTGGAACTTTGCCTATCACCGTCAACGACTCGCTTGCCTCAATCAATCCGATCAATACATCCGCATCCGTTGAATCTATTTCCAAAGGGGTATTGTTGTACACCTTCAAGGCCCAATCATATAGCTTGATTGAGTTGCCCTTATTCTGTGAGGCCAGAAGAGCGGAAAGAAGTTTGCCTGCATTGCCGCCTTCGCCCTGAATGTCGTTACCATCAAGGCCTTTGATTTGGAAGTTAAAGTCTAATTTCATTGTTATTGAATATCTACGGTTTCAGCGGTTGTGATTGCGGCCTCTCTTACGGTGTCAATAGAAGTAACCACTGCCGAATCGGCTTTGGATAGCTTGTATTCATCCTTAACCCAGCGGGCTATTCGTGCCTTCAAAAAAGCTACTTTGCTTGCGTTGGTTCCGTCACCGACATATCCCCAGCGGGCGCAGAGCGTATCCCTGACATCTGCCAGGTTAGCGTCATTGATTGTAATTGTTACGTTTGCCATAGTTTATACGTTATCAAGTGGTAAGTAATATTCAGTTCCGTTAACCCAAATTTTGAGCCTGTGTGATTGTGTAAATGTTGCGGTAGCTTCGGGTGCTTGCTCCAAATACAGAGCGAGCGTAGCGTTAGCCGCACCATCGGAAGAATCCTTTGCGCTTATTCCTATTGTATTTGCTAAAGCAGAACCCAATGCGGTTCCTATTGCTATCTGAAGAGGCCCACCCAAACCTAGCGCAAACTGGCGTGTAGCAGTAGCGGCCCCACCTACTGCGGGTTCCTCCATGAACACGTTATATAAATCCGTGAAAGTTCCGCTTGTAGCGGCTGAATGTGTGATGGCCCTAAACTCTGTATCCTTCTGAGCGGCGATAGTTCCGGCAGTTGCTACCCATGAAAGAGTTGCGGCTGAAAATACCTGATTAGGGAAAGCGGTTGCCGCAGTCATCGAAGTGTGTGCGCCGGGGGTGAATTTAGAAGTAGGTATCCAACCGCTTGAAAGTGCGCCTTGCCTAACGTCCAGCCTTGCAGTAGCATCAGCCACTCCGGATACTGCATCCGTGACAACAAATCCGCCAGCCGTGTTGATAACCGGCTGAACGAAAATACCGTTTCCACCTGTTGTGACTCCAAATCCTTTAGTCGCTGCAGGAAATGAAATGGTAATGTTTCCGTTAGCCAAATCATAAAGCGCAACAGACCCCCCAAGGCTTCCAAATCGGGCATGGCCATTCACCCCCAACGCCCAGTTGTTCGTTATCGTAGCGTTGGTCCCTTTTACTGGGGGGTCAACATACAATGTATAAGCGTCGGTAAAAGTCTGCGCACTCGCTCCTGCCAAAGTCTGACTCCTGAAATACGTCCCTCTTTGAGTAGCTACTGTACCACCCCCTGCCCAAGTTTGGGTGACCGCTGAGAAATCGTTGTTGATGTTCTCTAAAGTGTTGGTGATGGAAGTGTGTGCGCCGGGGTCTAATCGGAAGGTGGGCTTCCAAGATGCGGAAAGCGCACTTTGAGAAACGTATAGTCGTGCGTTGTCGGTAGTGGAACCTATCGCAAAGTTTCTTGTGCCTGTTGTGAATCTGGCTGCCTCTACGTTATCGCTAAAAAGAGTTAGAAAGTAACTGTTTACAAGCCCACCTACTTTGACCGCGCCACTGCCAAGATTAAAACCTATCCCCGCATAAATTCCTGTTCCTGCATTGTTGTATAAGCCTATGAGCCCGTTAGGAGCGCCCGCATGAGCAACCAATAATCCTGAATCAGTTGACCCCATTCCAGTAGCCAAAGTTCCAGTACCAACCACTAAAAAATTAGCATAAGCCGCACCATTAACAGAGTAATCCAATTTCCAAACTGGATTTGGCGCTGCGGTACTTTCAGTGGGGGCCACATAAGAAGTAAACTTAACAGATTGACTTGCTGCTGTCGCGTTGCTTTTCCATCCTTGACCTTCCCAAGTTATAGATGGGGAGTACTGCTGGTTTCCTATTCCCGATGCTGCTGCCGTTGTATTCGCCAACCACCAACCATAGCCATTGGTTTGAGTTACGCCAAGCGCATTCCAAACAGCTTTAAGTGTTAGGCCTGTGCCTGTAATTGTATTCGCTCCCGTAAGCGTACCGCCGGAGGCTAAATCCCAAGCCCCCACAAACGTCTTAATCCTTTCCGGGGTGGTCACCCCTGAAGCCGCGCCGCCAACGGGTATCTTCTCGGTACCTACGAGTGCGCCTATGTCTGAACCTGCTGATACTAATCCCATGTCATGTAAGAGTTATCGTCCCATTGCATTGCTGAACCGTCATCCCAAAGCATAGCACTTGCTGGTATGCCTCCGCCTCCGCTTACTATCGTCCCCAAAGCCGTCACGATGTACCCGCTGCGCACCTCGTTCACTACCTCGCCGCTCCGGCCCTCGTGCCTTATGTCTCCCGTTCGCTCCGTGACTACGATCATGGCAGGGTCTTGATTGCGTGGGGAAGGATTGAAATAAACTGTACCCCGGTGCGGTAGTAGGTGGTGCCGACCTTGACCAATACCTCGTAGTACCAATCCACCTGATTAGAAGTGATGTCGGTCAGGGCGTTGGTGGCTGCTGCCGTAATGGCTACCGTCACCGTACCTGCCGGGCCAGACACTACCGAGCCGGTCAGGGTGAGGACCGCCTGGTTGTCATTGTCGGTATAGTTGCGCTTAATCAGGCAGCTCACAGACCCGCCAGTTACGTCAGCAATGGTGGAGGTAGAAGCCACCCCGCTCCAGTACGAGTAGACTGTGCCGTTGATGCTTGCTGATTCTCCTTTTACGATTTCCATAGTTTTACCGTGCTGATGCGTAGGTTATTGTTAACTCGTACCAGTCCATATAATTGGTTAGACTTGTAGTCCCTACTGATTTTAGCATTGACCATTGAGGGCCAAATTTTTGCGTACTGGTTGGGATATTTGTGGTATTGGTGGCTACCAATACATCATCGATGTAAAAAGTTACCGATGTACCCGCTGCGTTTACCCTGATGTCAAAAATTGAAAATGTAGTTGTTGCCGTTACACCTGTATCGGTTGCAGTTCTTACCCCTCCGCTGGATGTAACCGCCTGCCATTTGCCAGAGTTCACATCGTCCTTGTATCGAAAGTACATCCCATTAGTAGAATCTGCCGCCACAAGTGAATCACCAAAGCCAAAAATAGACTGATAGCGATCTGTCCCGTTTGATAATATCTGTAGACCAATTCGCGCCCGAAGCCTTAATGTCGCAATCGTGTTTATCATGCTGCTTGGATATTTGTAAATTTCAGCATATCCAGCAGCTGTTGTCCCGGTTGCTAATGAGGTTAGCCCTAATGCCCTCTCACTAACGTCAATTCCGTATGCGGTTGAGGCGGATGTTGAAGCCCCTGCTCCGGAAACCTGACTGAACCACCCCACAGCCGTCCCTGTACTGGCAGCCCCGAGAAAATCATCCCGCTCAAAGTAAAACCTGTCAGTGTTAACGCTCTGATCCTGGAACAAGCACGAATCTGATATGTCCGTCATAGCCTGCTGCAGGACTACGCCCGTCACCGTCGAGTTGAGGGTTTCCTGGAACGGCCCCGATGCCGATCCCCAATACCCCTTAAAACCTAAAGCCGTGTAACTACTCATTTGAAAGTCGAGTTAAAAGTTTTGTTAAAAGTCCTCACCCCGCCGCCGGTAGAAGTGGCCCCTGCGGTAATGTCCTTGAGTTCTATAAATTCCCCCTCATAAAGGCATTCCCTGTCGCGGTAGGTGTATATCGGCCGGTATAACTTGCCGTCATAATAGTCTTTGATGACTGAAATAGGGCTAAGCGATACCGCCGAGCCAGCCACAGGAATAGCTGAAAGCGACCCGCTGATCCTTCTGGATGGGTCTTTGATTTGCGCCGCATAGGAAAGCATGGTAATCTCTTGCAAAGGCTTGCTTTCGTTTACTGCGTTGCGCTTCCAGGTTGACCAAGATGCCCCGGAAGAGTTACGCAAAAAATTTAAGTGCGTCTTTGTCGAGTTGGGGTTAGCCACGTAAAGCTCGCTAAGTGTCGCCGGGCCGGATGACCAACTGAACGAATTGGCAAAGATCGTTTTCACAGAATCGACGGCTGAGCCATGATAGATGGTCTTTGTAAATACCTTTTTTGTCGTGCTGGGTGAACAGGTTAAAATCTGATCCTCTGCCAATTCAGCACCACCGGGCGAATAGTTTACTTTTATTTCATCAATAGTAAGCTGTCCGACCACGGGAGTATTTAACGCAGGGTTAATTTGTTTCTTCAATACCCATTGATAGGGATTTGTCGAGCTATTGTAGTCGTTAGGCCTGATGATGTCCTTAGAAGTGATCAGGGTAGGGATCAAAAGCAAGTCACCCGTAAAAATGGTATTACCGTAGTAGCTCTCCGAGGTGTTGTTTTCCAGTTCATAGTAAAGCATCGACCCGCTATCGTACGCCTCCGTCCTGTACCCGGTAGGCAGCCCCGCTGTCTGCTTTGTTTTCATGGTCACCACAGAGGTATAGTCGGCGTTCAACACGTAGCTGGTATAGATGCTAATGGTCAGGTCGCCGGTGTAAATCCCACCCGTCGGCGCAGTGACGCTTGAGGCCTTAAACTCATTGAAGCTGCTGCCGGAGGTTTCGTATTTGGTTAAGACCGTGGCCGTTGCTGAATTTGACCACGAGCCATCGGCAAGCATATAGTAACTCCCCAGCTTGACGACCATCCTGACCTTCTGGTAAGGATAGCCTATCACGGTGTCCTCAATTTTATACTTGACCATAATATTTAGCCTGTCAAGTCCTCCCATTTTAAAGCCCGGGATGGTGGTGGTCATATAAGCAAGGCCCGTCCCCTGGATGATAATAGCAGAGTTAGTAAGCTCCTCATCCACCCAGGTGAATTGAGTGTTTGTGATGTCCGAGTTATTGATCATCGTAAAACCTGACAAATCGATGCTCTTTTTCAAGTCAAAGCCGATTCCTTTGGTTTCGACAATATTGAACTCCCCGTTCCTGAGAATGGATTTTAATAGACCCTGTTTGTAGACCAGTTTCACGTCACCGTATGCGGGTGTCATATCCAGGAACGCCCCGTCAATCCAATGCAGCGCATTGTAATCGGTGGCCTTCTTTACGGCTACCTGGGGATTGAATGTGCCATTGGTTACATACGCCCCGGTGGGGTCATATTCCCGATAGGCGACCGAAGTAGTCACTAGCTCCTCATAGCGTATTATCCACCAATAGCCCGCCCATTGTACCAGGGTCGCGCAGTAGGGTGCCAGTATCCTGTCGATAACATCGATGCAGGAAAGGGCTTTATTCTTCGGATAGTAGGCCTGGCAGTCCACATAGGCCTGGTCTAACGGGTCATTTGCCGCACCCGTTGACATCCCCGTAGCAAAAATATTACAGGCCGAGCGGATGTTGAGGTTAAACCCAAGTTTGGCCAGGATGGAGGCGATGACCCTGATTTGCTTTTGTGTGCCTGAATACCTGGCCCCTGTGCTATCCAGAAAATCAATATCATCCAATTCGGCCAGCCCGTCGGAAGCCTCAAAAGTCACCGGGTAGTTTACTGATTCAGTATAGGCCTCCTTGTAAGATTGTGGATAAATCTTGCAGGCCAGGTTAAGGGATCGGTTTTTATAATAGTAGACCCTGTAATCCTCTGAATTGGTAAAAAGGGAAAGGAATTGAAAGGGCGTAGATTTGAACGTGATGCTCAACTGCTGCGATGAAACCGTGGGGTAGGGGTCGGTAGACCCTTCAAGCCTTATCGAGTGCACAATGGGGCTTGCTGATCCGCCGTCTACCTGGGTGACCGCGCCGGTATAGGATAACTTCACCACGTTGATCACCGAGATATTTCCGCAGTAGTCGGGCATCTGCATTTGATACACTATCCCGTTGGTCGGAGGTGTAGCTGCAGGCGTAGATGGTGCCGTCGCTAAAGGGATAGTAAATGAATAGTTGGCTTTGCAGTTATTCGCATCAACGGCATACAAAACGTAATTGCCTGCCCGTAGCGAGCTGAACGTGCTGGATGCTTGCCCCGTTCCGTCATAATAGAAGAAATCGCGCAGGGCATACAGGATAGCCTTGCTGGATGTGGCGGTAAATGTGATGCTCCCATCACCGGCACCGGAGTCCTGGACAATGGTAGGAAAGCCCGGAAAAATAAGATCACAAACGGCGATAGGAGGCGGCCGCAGTCCGGCAGATAGGTCAATGATTTGAAAGCCGTAAGCGATGATAAACCCTTTGTTATCCCGGGCCTGCAGGAGATATTGCCCTGGGGTGAGATAGAGAAACTGCCCGGTAGTATTCTGCTCGCTCCAATCACCCTTCAAGGTATAGTAAATAGGGCCATAGCTTGACGTAGCCGTATAGGTAATCGATCCGTCCTGCGAGGCCGGCGTAGTGGAATGGACTATTGTAGGCGTTCCGCTCCATGCCAAATCCTGATAGACAGGAGCAGCGGCGCACTGGTTTGAGTTGGCCGTTACCGTGTGAGCGCAGTAGGGCCAGTCAGAATATCCGCCGGAGGTGTCTACCGCTGTGGGCTTATTGCTGAAAGTATATAAATCTGTGCCGATGCAATACTCAGGAATGAGTAGCTGAATGGATCGGTAGTATAGCTGGCCGGTGTTAAGCTCCCTTTGCGAGGTGTGGATGCTGCTGGCCCCTGACTGCGGATAGTCTACCCCGTTTCGCTTTACCGAATAGGTTAAATAGGTAGTGTCAAAGTAAGTATCTACTATGTCCCCGGCGACAAATACGCCATATACTGGGTCGTTGGCGGTGAATGTTACTCGGGATACGTTAAGATTAGGCATAACTTATCCCCCTGCAAATACCGGCCTGGTGTACGAGTTGACTTCCTGTGCCCTTCCAAAAACGACGGCGAGCTTATTGCCCTCGATGATGGTGCGGCCCGTTATGCTTACCGATTGCGTATTCCCTTGCATTACCGCAGGGTTATTTCTTACCGAAGGCGGCACCGATGAACCACCGCCGCCGGAAGAACCACCGCCAGAGGCCAGGCCAGCAAACAGAGATGATACAAAAGCCTGCCCCGCGGCGATTAGACCGACGTTAAAAGGAAAGGGCACCGTTTCAAATATGCGTGCGTAAAGACCCGCCATCGACTGCTGCAGGAGGTCATTCACTATGCCGAGCGTGGCCCGTTTCATTGCCTGCTCGAAACTGATCACACCCGAGGCTGCCAGTCCGAAATTTGCGCCTATCTGCTTGCCCATATCGGCGGCCATCTTTGTTTTAGCTTCCTGGGCAGCCTGGAATGCGTCGAGCTGCTCCTGGTATTGTTCCTTTTCGTAATCTGTAACGGAGGCTGTTATTTCCTTTTGAAATTCTGCGACGTTTTCAAGTGGGCCAATTATTTCTGATTCAAGACTTGCGGCCGATTGTTTCATTCCCTCTATCCAGTTTGCCGCGCCCGTTGCTAAAGTGGCCATCTCCGCACTGGCATCAATGCCCACTCCGCCGCCTGCCTTGCCGGCATTACCTGGCATTTTATCAATAGCATCCTGCATCTTTTTTAGTAAAGGATCGGCAGTAGTAGGTGCTAAATTACCAGTAAGATCACTCGGCTTTGTAAATGCAGCGGATGAGGCGGCCATTGTTTGCTCGAGCGTAATTTGCCTAACCATTTCAGCATATTCTTGTGCTGATGAGGTTGCCTTGTCCCAAAAAGAGATATTTTCATCACCCCAAACTTTCAGCTGATTTTGAAAGTTTGTAAGCAAAGAATTTGGATCATCCGTTGCAATGTGATCAGCAATTCCCTTGCCGAGTTCCTCCTTAATATTCTCCCATGTAGCAGATACTCGCTGTAGTTTTTCCGCAGCAGTTACCGCGCTCTTGCCGGTTTCGTCAAGGGCTTGCTGAGCAATTTTTCCAACTGCTTCGGCGACTTGTCCGATTGAGGCGGCCTCCGTACTGACTCCACCAAGTTTCTCTTTTAACTGAACGGCGGAAATACCCAAGTTATCAAGTATCAACGGCGATTTGCGGCCAATACCCACAACTATTGAATTAACCAAATAGTCGACGCTTTGTCCGGTAGCTTTAGCCCGTTCATAAGCGAACTGGAAAAGCGCACCTAACTGCTGGATGGGAATGCCAAAATTTGAAGCCTGAACCGCAGACTTCATTAGCTCGAGGTCTGCTACTGTCCCCTGAGTAGCCGCACGCATCTGTTGCAGTACGGCTACCGATCCCTGTATTTTCTCAAATGCTTGACGAACACCGTCAGCCTGACCGGCCAGCTTGGTGATTTCAAGGGCAAAATTTGATACCTCGCGAACTCCAAATGCAAGGCCAAGTTTTGTGGCCATTGTATCAACGCCCTCGGAAAAGCCGCGAATAACCCCTTTGGCCTCGTCCATCTTGGCCTTTAGGTCGGTTATATCTGCGCTTATTCGCGCTCTAAGGGCGGCGTCCATACTGCTTTAACCTTTTCAAATAGCTCGTCGAAATCTTCTCTCCTTATGTCGTTTACCTTTTCCTCATCGCCCGGCAGCGGCAACAAATCCTGCGGGCTGGCTATGTCTTTACTCCCCCTTTGCGCTATCCACGCCCACCAGGATATAAACCTTGCCCTGCGCCATTCATCTATCTGCTCCTCATTCATCCCCGCGATAGCCGCAAAGAACTCATAAGGCGCATATTGATCGAACTCCCAGGGCTTTAGCTTCAGCTTCCCGTAGGCAATCCTTTCGTAATCGCCCCACCCTAAGCCCCGGCCTTCTCCGGGGCTGGCAGGTTTTTTTCAACCTGTTCGATAATTTCCCCGGCGGTTTTGCCCGTCATCTCTTCAAAATACAGGGCCACCATCTTAGCGGTGATCTCCCTGTCATAAAGATTGACCCAATCGGAAACGTCATCGACGGTGAAATCAGGCTCCTGGGGATGGCAACCGTTTACCAGCACCGCATATAGAAAGGCGATAAAGAGATCGGGGTCGAACTCCTTATCGCCATCTCCAATGATGTCGGTAAAACGCTTGTAATCGCGCCCGGCAATGTTTACCCCTGTCAACTTACGGTATAACTTGACGGCCAGCATTTTCATTTTTACCGGCCTCTCCTTACCCCCTATATTGATAGTCATGGGTTAGGGGTTAGTCGTTGACGTGGTGGCTCCCGTTACCTGTATGGAATAGGAGGCTGTTACGTTGTCGTTGTTTGGTGCGCTCGTGTCAAGTGAAGCAAAAAAGCCCGTGCCTGTGTCGTAAGGGTCGCCCGATACGGTCGATCCAAAACGCCAAGTGAATTTGGTTTTTGCTTTAGCCAAAGCCTTCAGGTTTTGGTATGCCGAGTTATCGTAGGCCACCAGGAAAGACCCCTTCAGGGTTTCTGTTTTCTTGGTGGGCTCAAACTGGGCGTTTCCGTTGTCGTCCTTGCTGGTTGTTTCGCGGTTTGCGATGGCGATAGACTGACTGCATTCAGTAGTGACGGCCACTACCGTGCCGTTTACCGATATGCTCAGAATATCACCGTTTATTCTTCCGGTCGTTGCCATGTGTCAATTAAATTTTAGCTGAGTGCGAAGGCGTAAATCTTAACGGAGGTAGTAAAAGAGTGCGTGATGGTTATGTTACCGCTCGCATCGTTGTAGATGCTTGGCGGGAACGGGCCAAGAATACGCCGCTCAGTCGTGGCGACAACTACCGATTCGTTCGCTGCCGCTACCGATGCACCGCCAGCAGTGCGCTGGGCAGTAACCTGTGCGGTAATGCTTACCGTGTCGCTCGAGCCGCCCTGGTTGGATACGATCAAAAGCGTTTTGCCGTCGGCGTTGTTTACCGTATCGGATGCGCTAACCGCCGTCATGCTTGCCTCCGCTGCGCCCATGTTAAGGTTACGCGAACCGGCAACGTCGGAGAGTGTGTTTCTTGTAAGTAGTGCCATTTTCTGTCTTTGTGTTTTATCTTATAATCCTTAACCTATACCTATCTTCGTAAACGTGGTACTTAGGCTCGATCTCTTCATTGAAGTAATCCTGGCCCAAATACTGAATTGACTGCACGACGACCGAGTTATAGGTGGCCCCTGTTTTCTTGTCAAGTGCCGCCCGTACTGCTACAGATAACCCTTGTGCTTCGGTGAGTGAGTTTCCATAAGAGGAAACTATTACATCCTCAACGTCTAATTTACTGGCCCCGTTAGTAGTGTCCGGCTTCTGATCCGTTGGGTCAATCCCATCCGGTTCGATGGTAATCGCCGGCATCGTGCTGGTCTGTACCCTGCGGCCGTAATAAATACGGGCTGAAGAACCGCTACCCACCAGGGTAGTGACTCCCGAGGTGTTGGCAAGTATATTCTGTACTGCGATCTCAGCCTGCATAATTCAGCCCCGTTACTTTCGATGCCCTTTTCTTGATGATGTCAAAGGTTGATTTCTTCATCACCTCGACGGCCATGTCCTTTTTCCGTTCAAAAGCCCGATGGATAAAATCCCCGAGCTGAAAAGAAACCAAACCCCTATTTTTGCCCCTTTTGGTTTTGCGTAGTTTCTGCTTTCCGGCGGTCATGTGACGGACAATCTTTCCCAGGCTGACATTTTTCCCTTTGTATAGGATGTATTGCCCTCCGATGGTCACGTCGCGCTGGGTCTTATTCTGCTTGCTTCTGGCAATCACTACCGCCTTTTTTCCCATTCTCCCAAGTTCACCGTCGATAGGCATAGCCCTCCGGGCCTCGCTCCTGATTACAGAGGCTCCCTTTTGGGCAATGTCGCCCAGCACCTGATCGGTAAACTTTGACGGCATATCATTGAAGAACTTGATAAGCTCGTCGGCTTCGATCTTTATGGAAAAATTCGGGTTAGGCATTGTCCCTCCTTTCGGCCTGGATTAAAGTATAACCCTCGCGCTTCCAATGCTGAACGTCACGCACATAGTACCAGACGCTCGTGCCGGATTGCGCGCCCTCGCATAGCCTCATCGTAAAATCAATCGTGCTGTCGTGCCGGATTTTGTACTCGGTGGGCATGGTGCCTACCGTTTGCGAGGCTTGTATATTCTCACCCCCCGGCTTTCGTACCCTCTCGGCATAGCACGTTTTCAGCGTAGTCCAGGTTTCAATCTGCTCGCCGATTGAGTTAAGCGTGTAGGATTTCTGCTGGATTGTTACCAGCATATCCATCCGCCCCGGGTTAACTCCTTTCAGCATGGTATCCTGTAAGGTGCAATAAGCCTCTGAACAGCTACCGATGAAGGGCTAACCATACCCCCAACGCTTTCCGTCCTGACCTCGTACAATTCAGCAAGCCGCATAAGCACCGCCGCCTTGATAGGCTGCGGCACTAAAGACTGGCCCCCGTCCGTCGCCCCACTTGCACCATACCCGGCCACATAACGAATCCTAACGCAGTTAGGCTTGTCGTACAGGCTCGGGAGGGTAGCAGATGAAACGTATTTGAACCGCCCAGGCATACTGGATGTATCCGCCAGGTAATTGGATGAGGCCAGGGTTTGCTCCACGTTGTTCACGTCATCGTATTTGATCGAAGTGATTGAAACCAGTGGGCAGGCAGGCAGGGTAATGTAGCCATCATACATGGCCGCAGAATCCCAATCATCCAACCGAAGCTCAAAAGTAGCTTGGGTCGTCTTTGTGCTGATCATCTCCTGCTCAACCGATACACGCGCAGCCGCCAGGTAGGGCTTGATCTTTGTCAGGTTAGTCGAATCCTCCCGCAAATGATCAAGAGCCTGCTGGTCGGTAACCGGCTCGTAACTAACGTCTGTTATGAGGACGTTTCGTGCAATCATTTCAATGAACGTTTTGCGCTTTCAAGGGCGTTGTAAGCCATACGGTTTACAACGTTCTCCCTCTGGACGACTTTGATGGCTACCCCTTCCTGGATAGCCAGATTTGCCATCCCATCCGTCAGCAGAACCTCCTCGCCCTGTTTGTACCGCCAGCCTTTATGGCGACCGTCATGGATGAAGATGACTTTTATCACTTCCTTTTGATTCTTTCAATGGTAGATTCCCGGTGCAGCCTGTCCTCCATTGCGGCCTTCTCAGCCGCCTTGTCTGCGAGTGCGTTGATGTGTTCGCCAGACTCCCATGTTCTTTTGTCTGCCGATGAGGCTACGCCTATCACGTCATTTTGCAATAAATAATCAACGGTGTAGTGCTTCTTTGCCATTACTTGCTTCCCGGTGTTGACCATCTGACCCTTCGGATCACGGGCCACCTCGGGAACCAGGCAAACTGCATCGATGCCCTTTTCCTCGTCAATCATTACTAACTCGCCAGGAGTGTGGCCTAATCCATAGGCCGCCCCTTTGTCCTTAAACTTATAAAGTCCCATTGTTTTTGGTTTAAATTTCTATCAATGAGGGGCCGGCTATCACCCCGCCCCCCTGCTCAACTCAATTAAGGAGTAAGCATATCAACTGAATACGATACAGCCGCCGGCAAAATGACGTTGAAGTCGAACCAGAAATGCACGTAATAGTTGGTAAGTGCGTTAACGCCGTTAACGTAAGGATCAACAATAACTTGAAGACCCCCGAAGTTCATAAATACCATCTTGGTAACATCGCCGAAGATGACTGCAGAGCATATCGTGGTCGAAGTTCCTTTGGTCAAGTTGCTCGGCACGTTGTTGGAAAGGAACGCCGGATACTGATCAAGCATAGACTGGGCCTGCTTGCCGGTGTTCACGTTATTCCATGACCAGCTCGGGGCGGATTCAATCAGATACCTTCCTGAACCAGACGAGAACTCAGTGCGCTTGCCGTAAGCGTTTACGGCGAAGTTGGTAATATATGCGCACTTGGTCAGGTCGCCACCAGCACCACCCACGCCGCTCTCAAACTGCGTGATGTGAGTGCGTGCAAAGTTGGCACCGTTCGTACCGCCGACGACGGTCTGCGTGCCGGAGGTGTTGAGGATACCGCGAGCCTGGCCGGAAGCGCCTGAGCCGTTAATGCCTTGCGTATCCATGAGGGTAGCGTTACCCCGCACGATTTGCTCGCGCAGGAAGCCCTCAAACCAGGGAAACTGCAAAAGAGCCTGGTTGGACACCTGTACGTAACCCGTTCCACGCTTGGGCTGGAAGGTGAGGGGAGAGGTTACAAAAGCTCCCGAGGTCATCGACTCAGATGCAGCAGCGTTTTCAGATGATGCCATTGCTGCAGTATAGAGCGAAGATTCACGAGGGAATACAATGTTTGCACCGCTGTCATTCTGGATGACGCGCACACCGGCAGCCATCAACACGTTCTGGTTGCGAAGAGCCTGTACGTAGTTTGAGGAAAGTGTGTCGGTATTCACCAATTCAAGACCAAGACCGGAGCCGGTGGCCTGAATATCCCGTTTTTCCATCTGCTCCTGGCTCCATGCCATATGGCGCAGGGCTTTTGCGGGAATGAGCGATCCGGCGGAAGGATCGAAGCCGTCCAGGTTGCTGAACGTGCGGAACTCCTTGCTTGCGTCATCGGCGAGTTCTTTTTCAACGCCTTCTAGGCGGTAGTTGAGTTTCTCGTTGGCGGCGCGGAAGAAATTACCAATACGTGCTTTGCGGATGTTTTTTACTTCATCCTTACCCACGTCGGTCTTTCCGGGCGTTTCAAACGTCACCGGGGCAGTAACTTCCTCGGCACGTTTGCGAGCCTGCTTTTCACGATCCTCAACGTCTTTGATCTCCTGGATCAACTCTTCAGCTTTTGCCTTGAGTGCGTCGTACTTTTCTTTTTCTTCCTTTGAACGGCTCCGCTTTTCTTTTTCGGCGGTTTCAAAGATCGCGTCCATGTCCTTCTCTACCTGAGAAAGAGATGCACGCAGTTCCTGGGCTTTCTTTGTGAAATCCATTTGTCTTAAATGGGTTGTTTGTTTAAACTAATTTGAGTCTGCGTTTGAAGGATTCATGGTATTCACGTTCCCGTTCGATGAGTTCGTTGGCCTCCTGAATCCCCATAGGGATGGCCATTTTTTTAAATGCTCTTTCCCCGATGCTCGTATCGGGATAGGCCGGATAAGTTACCGGCGACATATCGAAAAGTTCGCCTGCTGATAGCAGGGTGCGAAGCCATGTACCATCCTTCTGCTTTTCCCATACGTCACCGTTATCGGTTGGCAGGGTAAAGGCAAAAGAGGACTGATTTACGTCACCCCTTGCGATTGAAATGGCCAAATCCTGGGAGTAAGTAGTCCCGGGGTCTTCGTATTCATACCAGCCCCCGATCGAGTCTACACCGATGCGAGCCGTACCCGAAGAGGTGCGGCCCAGGATCATCGAGGGCGAATGGTCGCGGAGGATTCGCACATCATTGGCCAGCACGTTGTCAAGAAAACCCGGGGCGATGCGCTCGCGCCAGCCGCCGAAGTCCTCTGAAAGCGTGTTGAATTTCAGCCCATAACCCCTGAAGGTTTTGGGCTTGCCTTCCGTGTTTCGGATTTCAATACCTGAAACAAAGAACCGACGCTCGCCACCAAGTGACCGAACGTAATCAGGTATGTCTTTTTGCCGGATTTCCGGCCTTTCAAATTCCATAGGCAGGAGCCTATTTATGGCTCAATGCTTTTGTGATGGATCAAATTTTACCTTTGGCTACCCTTTAATTGTTAACCATCGGTTAATTACTGCGCGAGTTCTTCCCAAACCCAAGAAACGTCCCAAGTTGCCGAGGTAAGTGCAGCACTTGCGCCGATGGTGAGCTGGTTACCCGGGGCCACGATAAACATACCCGACAAGTCAAAAAAGTTGTTAATGTCCACTGCGCCGGCAGCCGTTGCCCAATAGTATGCGAAAGGTGAGGCCAAATAACTCAGCGCCGTTGACCCGGTCAGTGCAGCGTTTGCAAAGCCTATCGCAATGCTTCCGCTCTGGGTCATGGTTAGCAAATTTCGCGGAACGGTCTGCGTGCCGGTAGGCTGTGCCGACGGCCCGCCATAAATGCCGAAGGTAACCACACCGGCGGCAGAGGCTGCGGCCCTGTTTGCAATAAACAGGCCCAAAAGAGAAAGCACCTTCCCCGATCCTGTGGGGTTATGGATGGCAAGTAATGGAGTTCCGGCAGCGGCACCGGCATAAACTACCGGGGTCGCACCCGATACGCCCAAAATGTAAGTATTGCCACGGAGTAAGGCTTCCAGGTATTTGCCGTGACCGTTGACGGTCACAATGGAGGCATCTTTTGTGGCCCTTCCCGTTACCTGTGAGCCGTCGGCGGCTACCTGTGGGCCAACTTTTAGTTCTGCTATCATGGTTGATATTTGTTTAGTTCTTCAATTAATTCGCTATCTGAGAAGTTAAATCCTTGTTCGGTAAGCTCGAAAAGCATTTTCCTGATTAATCGCAACCTCTTGTCGTTATCAACTACATCCAGGTCATTCTCAGTTAGTGCTTTAGTGGTCTTTGCATTTAGCTTGAGGGTTTTTTGTGAAAGTGACTCCGTCGCTATCTCGGTCGCGTCAAGAAAGTTTATTAGGTTGGTATTGATCATGACCGTTAAGTTGTTTTTTCAAAATCTCCCTGAGTTTCTTCTGCTCAGCCGGCTCGCCCATATCCGTAGGGTCGACGCTATCGCCGGTGCGGCCTTCTAAAATCTCGTCTTGTAACCTCACCGGGGCAAGGTTGTTGAGTTCTACGTAGTGATCATCCCCGTTTTGGATCGGGTTCATATCCAGTATATCACGGCATTCGTTGATAGAATAAACCCCGATCTTAAACATGGCAGAAAGAAAATCGGACTGAGTTTTGGCATCCAGCCTCAGAATGGCCTTCTCGTTGAACTTGCAGAAAAGACCCTCGCCGGCCAGCAGTTTATAATTTACCTCATCCTCGATATCCTTTAGGTTAATGGTCAGCCCCCAGGTAAGGAAATCCAGGCTTTGCTGTTCCGAATTGTTATATGTAGACCCCGTCTGAAAGTTTTGCGCCAGCTTCGGCGGAACCTTCGTAATGCCAAAAATATCCTCCTTTGTGGCGTTGATTTGCTCCAGGTATAGCGCATCCTTTGGGTTAATGCCTGCCGACTTTAATTCAAATCCGTTGTAAAGCACCGGCATCGCACCGCTATCCCCATAGTTCACCATCTCCTTATTCCAATAGTCCTTAAATGCGTCCTTTTGGGCCGGATTCATGGGCAGCTGGGCTGCGGATGTGGCGTATATTCCGGGGTTTTTGCTGATGGATCGGTTGGAATATTTCTGTATTGCCTTGAGCCTGCCCAGGGTTTCGGCATGGTATTCGGTCAGGCTTTTGCCCGTTTTCCCGTCAAGGGTCAGGCCTTTAAAGTGAAGGATGTCAGAGGATAGGATATCCTCGCCGTCATATTCGTAAAACATCGCCCCGGTCGCCTTGTCAGAATAGACTTTCATCTCGGCCTTATCCTCGTCCAGGATGATGATGCCCGTGGGTTTGCCCATCTTATCGCGCAAAATTTTGCAGTAGGCGTTGCCGCAGTTGTCGCGCTTCTGCTGCACTACCTTCCAAAACTGCGTTGCGGTCATGGATGGGTTTGGCCTGCTATGCAAAAGGGTATAGACGGGATGGTCGAAGGCTATTTCTTTGCTCGTTCCCCGTGTACGGTAGACGTTAAATGGCAGCATGGCCACCGCATCCCAGCGCACCTGGAGGCAAGTGAACCAGGTCGAAATGCGCATGGCACTCACGTGGCTGATTGTTTCCCCGCTGGTATTGGTAAAGCTGGCAAAATAACCGCTCCCGGTCTTTACGTTTGAAACGTAATCCCTGAACTCTGCCACCTCTTCGGGCCGAAGTGATGAGCGGAATCGGAAGTTGTCCCAGGCATTGCCCAGGCGTGTGAGTATATTCACGAGGTGCTAAATAACCGCACCCGCTCCTGAAATGTTTTAACCGTTGGTTAAATCCTTCGGCTTGGGCCTATGGGTAGCAAAAGAATGATAGCAAGAATACTTGCGCCTGCCAAAAAGTGCCTCGTGTTGGCTTTCTGTAACCTCGTAAGCCTCAAAAAAGGTTTCGCAGTCGTTTATATTCTGCTGGAAGGCCTCGACAAATCCCTCCGTCGTGCTTAGTTGATGCATCTGTCGGAGTTGCTCGGGTGTGAATTGGACTAAAATATATCCCATTTTTCAAAGTGTGGGGGTTTGTTTAGAATCTCACGAAATGCTTACCGTTTATTTCTTGTATCCTGCCCTGGTAAAGCTCCCGCACGGCAATCTCCGCGCCGGCAAGGATGGGCGAGTCATCGAACCACATCACCCCGCCCGGAACCATGAGCGCCTCCAGATACCGGCATGAGTCGATGATAGACTGGTATTGATCACAATCCAGATGCACAAAGGCCACCTTGTCCATCCTGACGGCAGAGGCTGGGAAAATGCCCTTAATCACCTTGCTACGCGGCAGTAAATCCCTTACCCGCTCATAACTGGTATCGCTAAAATCACCGACTTTGTGATGGTCGACTGGATCGCTATAGGGTATGCCTTCAAATGTATCGTAAAGGAAGCACTCGCGGCCCTGCTCCTGGGCAAGCTGGTCAAGGTGCCAGGCCGTGCCGCCTTTATACACGCCCACCTCAACAAAAGCACCGGCAGGGCAATGTGATGCCGTGCTGATCATATTGGCGATATTGACCGGATCAACCAAAGATTCTGGCTTCATCTTTTTTAGTGTTTATGACCAAAAAACCCCCGTCTGATTCCTTGTTCTTGAATGTCAGGTAGTCACCCACCGCATTGATAATCGATGCCGGGCCGTCTACCTGGCCCTTGCTTTTGCCCTTTGTGATCATCATGTTACCTTTTGAATCCCGGATGATCTTCACGTTACCCATCATCCAGCGGGTGACGGGGTTAGAGAAATGCTCGAAGTGACCGGCCGTAGCCAGCGTCTCCACCTGCATGGTAGGCTCGGACAGGTGGCTCATCACTTGAGGTAAGGCATAGCACTGCAGCCCGTATGCAAGTAATTCTTGAAGTACCCCGTGGTTGGCGCGGTAGGGGTCGTAGCTGATCGAGTGGATGGAGTAGACCGTGGAAAGCTCCTTGATCTTCTCGGCGATGTAGGTCCAGTCGATCACGTTGCCGGGCGTGTCCAGGATATAACCGTCTTTAACCCATTGCCGGTAATCCCGCTTTTGCCGTTTGTCGTTGATAAGGTCGGCAGGCTTCCAGTACCAGGAGAGGATGGCGTGGATCTTCTTGCCCTTGACCGTGTAGGCGTTCGGGAAGAAAAGCGTCAGGGCGTTGAAGTCGATACCACTGGCAAGGTCAAGCCCTCCGTAGCATACCATGCCCTCCAGCTCCTTGCGGTCGAGCTTGTGGGTGTTGGCCATCCATGCGCGGTCGTTGACCCAGACCTCCTCGGAGTCGGTCCACATATTCAGGTTCTTGGTCTTGAAGTTCACCTCGGCCCCGGCGCCCTTGGCGATGGCGTCGGCATATTCCTCCTTGAGGTTCTTCATGGTGGCGCACCCAGGCACGTCCATGCTCGGGTTGGACTTGATCCAGTTCTTTGAGTCGGACTCGTCGTCGTCTTTGTCGAGGGTGAAGATGATGCCAAAGGTGTTTTCGTTGACTTTCTCACCGTTGAGAATCTGCACCACCACCTCCCTGAAAGAATAGCAAGGGCCGAGCTTGTTGAAGCCTGCCGTGGTGATGATCCACATGAGCGGCTGGTCGCGGTTGATCATGGAGGACTTCACCTGGTCGAATACGTCGTTGGTTTCGTGGGCGTGGTATTCATCACAGATCCCGCCGTGCGCCCGGATTCCGTCCTTCTTTCCGCCGCCGGCTTTGTCCTTGGACATGGGCATGATCTTGGAGGCAGTCGGATACCAGGCCACTGCGTTCTGGCCTATCCATGCCTTTGGGGCAATACTTGGGACCGTGTCTACCATGTGCTTTAACATCTTCTGGCAGTCGGAGAAGCAGATTTTAGCCTGGTCCTTGTGGCTGGCAAAAGTATATACCTCCGCGTTCGACTCCCCGTCCATGATCATCAGGAACAGGGCCACCAATGCAGCGAAGGCTGTTTTTCCGTTTTTCTTGGCTATCTCCACGTAGACGTATTTGAACCTCCTTTTTCCTGCTTTGTTTTTCCATCCGAAGACGACGTATACGACGAAAGCCTGCCACGGCGTGAGGATGAACGGCTGGCCGATGAGCTTTCCTTCGTGGTGGCAGAAGGCTTCCATCCTTTGAATAGCTGAGAGTCCGGCTTCACTATCGAAATAATACTCCCACTTCTTCCTCTTGAGATCGTCCACGTGTCGCTGTACAGCCAATCGGGCGAGGCTTCCAGTGACAATTTTCCCCTTGAGTACGTCATGGATATATTGCTCGGGTTTGGTCATTTTACTGCCTTCATAGGTACGCCGTCGACGGCGGCCTCAAAAGGGTGCATTTGCTTTGCGCCTTCTCCGCTCGCCGATACCTTTGACCTTGACGCCGGGGTCATTCCAAACTGCACCGCCATTTCCTTGTATCGCTTATAACTGTGGCCGCTTATCGTTTCGTAAGGATTCATCATAGGGTAGCCTGATCCGGGAGCCTTAAAGACCCGGCCCATTGTCCTGAGTTTCTCCTCCGCCTCCATGTACTTGCCCCACTCGTTGCACAATGCAAACAGGGCACTCGTGTCCAGTTTTGAAACTACGCCTGACTCCTTGAGTATTGTAATAACCCTGTCCCATTCATCGGCCCCGTATTTGTTCAGGCCATCTGGCCGTGTGTAGTCCGTGAGTGGAGGGGCTTGCATTTCGTTGGGCAATACCCTGCTTGGCTGAAGTGTTCCCGTCAGCTTTTTAAGTTTCGTTGGCTTGCGAGGTCTACCCGCGTTGCTCATATCGCTGTCCGTTCTTTTTTACTTCAAGGGTCGGGTCCAACTTTAGCATCCTGTCCACAATTACCTGGCAGTACTTTGTGTCAAGTTCCATGCCGTAGCACTTCCGGTTAAGCTGATGGGCCGCTATCATTGTTGTCCCCGTTCCCATGAATACATCCAAAACGCTTTTTGCAAAATCCATTTTACTAATTACCCATGATGGGAACGATATTGGGAATGTTGCTTTATGGATGTATGCAAATTCGTTCCCGCTGGCGTTTTCGGTTTCGATTACATTTGAAAATTTACCTTGCCATGTGCATGGAAATGCACGCGATTTTGATTCGTAACAAAATGCAAATAGATATTCCCATTTGCATCCAAAAGTTCCCTTATTGATGTGTGGGGGATATTGCGATTTGTTCCAAATTAAAACATCTTTGATTTGTTCTTTTAATTGGTATTGGTATTCAATTAGTGCGTGTTTATTGCTTTCCAAAAGTTGCAAATTCACAAATGAATAAATCGAATTATTTAATGTGTTAATTGTAAAATCATACAAAAACTTGACATAATCATAATTACTTTTATCATCATTATCATTTTCATAAAAGTTACCCCTCACATTTTTACCCGCATTATATGGCGGTGATGTAAATGCAATGTCAGATTTCTGTCCATCCATGAGCCTTGCCACTTGATCTGAGTCTGTACTATCCCCGCAAAGCAACCTGTGGGGGCCGATCTCGAAAAGGTCGCCTAAGACTATATCCGTCTTGATTTCGTCAGGGACTTCGTAATCGTCCTCCTGAGCGTCTGCGGTGACAATGTTAGGGATATCCAATCCCCACTCTTCAAGCTGTCCAGCATCCCACTCGTTAGCCAGCACGTCCCAGTCCCACTCGCCTCCTGATACGTTGTCCTTGATGATAAACTCGCGCTGTTGCTCTTGAGATAAACCTTCAGCAATTATCACAGGAACTTTTTCAACGCCAGCAGCCTGGCAAGCCTTCAATCTCATATTGCCACCAAGCACAACCATTTCCTCGTTCACCACGATAGGCCGGATAGATAACATTTCAGGAAATGACTTAACCGATTCAACCAGCTTCTGGAACTTGTCGTCCTTGATTGTCCTCGGATTGTCCGGGTTTATTTTTAGCCTTGAGATCGCTACGGTTGTCTGTTTCATCGGTTAATACCCCCCTATGTGGATTTTGCACGTGTGTGAAATCGCATTTCAGGCAATTTCACAC